GACACCAGCGTAAGGGCGTTGGCCGCCGCACTCAGCGACGCCCCGTAGGTCGTGTATAGGCGGTTGCCGTTCTCGTCGCCCGTTGCCCTATTTACCGCAGCATTGGCAAGCGCGGAGACGAGGTCTGCGCCGCTCATTGTCGAAAGGGTTGCGCCGCTCGTTGACAGCAGCTTCAACGCCCCCGACTGCGCGTATAGTGAAGCACCATAGGCCGTGTAAAGGCGGTTGCCGTTTTCATCATAGGTGGCGTAGGTCGCCGTCGATGCGCTGCCCGCGCTGCTGGCGTAGTTCGCCTTGGCGACCGCATTGTTCCCGATGCCGTCGATAAGCTGCTGTGCGCTGATTCCGTGCGTGTGCGTACCGTAGCCCGTGACGATGCCGTAGCTGCTCATAGTGACATACGGAATCGAGAACGAAAGGCCGCTTGTCGCGGACGAAGTGCCAGCCGTGCCGCCCGTGATGCTCGCCGTAGAATAGCTGCTGCCAAGGGAAACCCACTCGCCGTTGATGCGGACGCGGGCATTGGCGATGTAGTCGTTTGCGATGGCCGAGCCGTGCCAAGTTCCCGTCGTTATCGTCCCCAGCGTCGTGATGTTCGTGCTTCCCGCCCAAGTCGATAGCTTCGTGTTCTCGACATTGTTAATCTCCAACAGCGACCGCAGGTTGTCTTTGCTCATACTATTGCCAAGGGCAACAGCCGTCCCCGCTATCGTAATCGTGTTGTTCGTCAGTTCCGCATTCTCGATGGTGCGCCCAAGGTTGAAGTCAGCGGCATTCAGCATCTCGACGCTGACCTCTCCGAAGGCGGCATCTTTCAGCCAATCTTCCAACGATGATACGCGACCCGACAGCCCCGCGATATTCGTGTACACCGATTCGGGCGTTTCCTCAACAGACGGGTCGAGGCCCGCGGTCACGCGCCCGAAGCTATCCACGGTAACGGTCTTGTAAGTGCCAGCCGTGATTCCCGACGGGGTAAGGGACAACGCGCCCGCGTTGGAAACGGACAAGCCGCCGCCCACGCTTATGACACCCAGCGCGGCAGTCGTGGCTATCGGCAGGTGGTCGGCCACAATCTTCGTCGTCGTCGTGACATCTGCCGTTGCTATCGGCTGGTTGATAAGCGAAGTCCACACCGCGCCGAGGTCAACGCCGCCGCTGCTGCCGCCACTTCCCGCGCCACCTGCGCTGATGAAGTTATCGGAATAGAATCCGATATTCGTGTGCAGATAGCCGTTTGCGTCAAGCTCGATGTACGCACTTTCTCCGAACCAAATTTTTTTGACCGTTCCCGTCAGCTTCAAGCCAGCACCGCCGCTTATAAGCCCCGCAACGGTCAGGGTGTCGTACATATCCACATAACCAGCGAAACGAGCCGAGCCGCCGCCTAAGTCCGCAATAGTAGCCTCTTGCATCGCGGGGTTGCGCAGCCAATCTTCAAGCGAAGCCACGCGCCCCGTGAGGCCCGCGATATTCGATACCATCGCCGTCGTCCCAAGCGGGGCTTCCAACTGCGCCGTCGTGATGCTCCCGCCAAGCGCGACCTCAACGCCCGCGATGGTCACTTTGTTGTTGGCCAGCTCGTCGTTTGTTATCAGTCGCCCAAGGTTGTAGTCCGCGACATTCAGCATCACGATTTCCATTTCCTCGATGGCGGGATTCCGCAACCAGTCTTCCAAGCTGCTGACCCTTGCCGCAAGGTTGGCGACACCAGCCGTCAGCGGCACTTCGATGTCGTCCGCTCCGCTGTCGCTGCCCGCCGTGATGCGCCCGTAGCCGTCAACCGTCACGCGGTTATAAGTGCCTGGCGTTACGCCCGTCGTCGTAAGGGCCATCGTCAGCACCGTGCTGCCCGTGTGTGCGCTTGCATCGTAGCTGCTGGCCACGCTTCCCGTGATGCCCGTGCCCGACACCGAAAGCGCAGGAAGGTGGTCGGGGTGTATATCCGTGCCGCTCGTCACATCTGCCGTCGCAATCGTGCCGTTGATAAGTGACGACCACATCGCACCAAGGTCGAGGTCACCCCCGCCACCGCCGCTGTCATCCAAGCCGCCAGCACTTACGAAGCCGTCCGAATAGAAGCCCGTATTGGTATGAATATACCCGTTGCTATCGACTTCGATGTAGGCCGTTTCCGACAGCCAAATGCGCCGCGTGTTGATTTCCTCGGCGTTGACAATCTGCGCGGCCAGTTCCTCAAACGACGGCTCTCTCAGCCAGTCTTCAAGGCTCCCGATTCGTGCGTATGCCTTGGCCAGCCCCGCCGCCATTACGGTTTCGATTAGTGTAAGGTCAAGCACCGTGCTGGGCGTTCCTTGCGGGACGCTCCCCGACCCCGTGTGCGTGCTGCTGCCGCCTTCGCTGTCGACTTCCGTAATCGTGTAGTCTTCATCGTCGAAATCGGCCTCTTGTTGCAGCAGTTGAACCGTCAGCGTATTGCTCAGTATCGCCAGCGAAGCACCGACGATGCGGTAGTCGTTTTCCTCAAAGGTCACGCTCTTGTCGAAGCGGAAAGCGGCCTCGGCCATTAACGACCCCGAAAGGGCGTTATAAGCCGCGTTTTGGTACGAGATATATTCTCGCCCCACCAACTCCAAAAGGTCGTAAATTTCGCCGTTTGCGTCCCGTTTAAAGGCTGTCAACGGCGTGCTGTCAACATCGGTGTAGAAAATGCCGCCAAGGTACAGCAGGGCGTTGCCACAATCCAGCGGGACTTGACCGAAACCGACGCGCACCTCGCCGTTGATATTGTGGTTTCCATTTATCGCCACATTCTTCGCCCGTGCGCCTACACCCTCGTCAACGGTCATAGCGATGTTGGTTATCTTGCCGTATCCATACAGCAGACGGCTTGCCGAGCTTATGCACTCGCTCTCGCCGTCGTCCTCGTTGTAGTATGCCAGCGGGGGATATACGACAAGTTCAAGCGTTCCGCTTGCATCGTTGGGGAAACTGCTGATGTAGAGCTTGATTACCTCGTCGAGCGCGATTCCCGTAGATGTCGAGGGCATCGAAAAGTAAAGGTACGGCTCTTCGATGGTCGCGGGGTTGTATTCTTCCCACGCCTCGCGCATAACATACCGCGTACCGCCCGTCACGAAAAAGATGTTGAAGCGATAGCGCAGGGCGTAATACTTAACGGGGTTATATATGCTGCCACCCGAAGCAAGGGCCGCGCTTGTGTTGATTCCGCGAATGCCGCCGCCGCCCCAATACGAGTTGCTGCAATTCAGCGAAATCTCAACGCCACGCGCCAGCGACGGGATGCGCTCCGAATAGGTCAGCGCGTCGGTCATCGCATCCGAAAGGCCAATCGGCGGGAAGATGGTTTCGTAAGGCTCGGCAGCACCGCGGTACGGGTTCAACAAAGCCATACTGCCCGTCACGCTCCACTTGCTGCTGGCTGGCGGGGTAAAGGTGCGCTCGTTGCCGCAATCCTCTGCGCTGAACTGGCCTTCGTAGAAGTTATCACGAAGCCCATAGTCCTGCTCGATATGCAGGTTTTTCCACGCGGGGCGAATCTGCCGATAGCCGCTTTTGTTGATGAAAAACGCATCTTGGCTGCTGGCCCTCGGCTGTGAAATATCCCGTATCTCGATTCTATCGTCATCGCACCACGACAGCGTGAGGCCGAGGCCGAGCAGCACCGTTTCCAGCGCATCGTGCCACGACATACCTTGGAACAGCGTCGTGCTTACCAAGCCGTCAACGGCTGCCGTATCAGCAGGGACGGTGGCCCGCTTCGCCGTTTCAAATTTGATGTCCATAGCGACACCCGCCAGCGTCAAGCTCTGCGTGATAAGACTTCGGACGGTAACAAGCTGACCCTTCGGGAGCGAAAAGTCGTAGTCGTTCAATCGCCCGATATTGTCACGCGCCGTCAGCGTCAGCGTGTCCCTATACGCCAAGTTTTCCGTATAGCTGTCGGGCGTGATAAATCCCGTCCAACGGGTCGCCCATCCGCTGCCCTCGTCCGTCTTCCAAATGACCTTGAACAGCGTAGAGTTGGGCGTGAAGAATTGCGAGTAATCGACCTCGCCGCAATCACTCAGCGAAAGCGTAAGAACGCTTGTCGTAATCGGCTGCGTAAGGTCGTTGCTGTCCTTGCTGATGGTTATTCCGTCGCGGTGCAAGCCCGCGATTTCGATAGCCGAGCCGCTGTACCCGTCTTTATAGATTTCGACGCGCTGCTTCCCGTGCGGCGTGTTAATCTCTTTGTAGAGCAATAATCCGTAAGCCATAGTTATCTCGTTTTATTGCGGTTGTAATTATCCAAAGCGATTTGCAGGTCTTGGCCCTTGACCGTGACCGTGCCGACGACCTCAACAGCACCGCCGCTCTGCGAAAGCTGCGCGGGTGTCACGCCATAGCCGCCCGTGTAGGAATAGGACGACTGACCGCCGCTCCCGCCGCTGTTCTTCGCAAGGGCCGCGATGCCAGCCTTTGCCGCGATACCGACACCGACCAACGCCGCACCGATGGCGATAGCCGCATAGGGGTTTTCGCCCATACTCTCCAAGGCCTCGTTCAAAGCCTTCATCGCCTGACCGCTCGTCATAACAATCGTACCGATGGAGATTGCGGCATCTGCAAGCGGATTCAGCAGGGCTTTGACCATCGCCGTCGTATCCCATTCGCCCGTTCCGATAACCTCGGCCAGTTCCTCAAACGCGCCAATCATACTGCGTTGGATGGCGTGCTGCACGGTTTCGGCTGCGTCCGTCCAAATATCCTTCATCTTGTCCGCGCCGTCTTCCATAATGCCGAGGGCTTCGTCCACTTCCCTGCTTATCGTTTCATCGTCAAGGCCCGTCAGCTTCGCCGCTTGGTCGTCCGTAAGGTTGAAAAGGTCGAGGTCAGTTTTCTTCAACTTTCCGATTTGCTCCAGCTTTTTGATTTTGGAATCAAGCAGTTGGATTTCCATATTTAGGCGGGCGATTTCCGTTTCATCCTTCGCATCTTCCAGCAGCTCTTTCTTCGCCGTCAATTCCTCACGCATCTTGCCGAGGATGCCGTCGTGCTTCTTATCGACACCGCCCAGCGTTTGCAACAGCGCGGCAAGTGCATCGTTATCATCGTCGGTAGGCACAAGCCCGCCGCCAGCACCAGCACCTTCCCCGTTGACAAGTTCATCGTGAAGCTGCTTGTAGGCCGCCGTGATTCCCACGACCTGCGCCCGCGCCTCTTTCAGCGATTCGTGATTCAGCAGCCGACCGAGCTTGCTTTTCCCTTCAAGGTCTGCGACATTCGCATTTGCCGTAGCAAGCATCTTTTTGTAGGCTTGTTCCAGCGCGTAAAGAGGGTCTGCCGTCTGCTCGATTGTCCGTTTCAGCTTGTCGTATGCTTCGCTCGTCGCCGTGCTTTCCTTCGTGCTTTGGAACAGCGCGTAGTTCAATTCCCCGATAAGGTCGCGTACATTGATAAGCACCGTGTAGAGGATTCCCGACGAACCGCGCAGGGAAAGCACGAAACCTTCCCACGCGCTTTTGACTTGCTCGACCGCTCCCTTGACATTGTGCGTCATCGTTTCGTACATCTCGTCGAGCGCACCGTTGGCGTTTTGTAATTCGCCGTAGAGGTCGGCCACATCATCCGCTCCATTGGCAAGGGTCAGCAGCATAGCGGCGAATCGGTCGTTTACCATATCTGAAGCATCGCCCAGTTCAAGGCCGCCGTCACGCAGCCGCTGGAAGCCCTTAATTAAGTCTTCCATCGTCTTGGGCTGGCCGCCCATCGCTTGGTTCAGTTTGCTGCTGCTGTCTGCCAGTTTGATGAATATAGCACGAAGGGCCGTGCCCGCGCTCGATGCGTCGATACCAGCGTTTGCCAGCGTACCCAGCAGCGCAATCGTTCCCTCGGTGTCGAGGCCAAACGACTTCGCCACGGGGACGAGTTTGCCGAGCGTGCTGTCAAGATAGTTGAACGAAAGGGCCGACTTACTGGTGCTTACGGCCATAACATTCAGCATATCAGTTGTTTCCTCAGCGGTAAGCCCAAAGCCTCGCATCGTAGCACCAGCGCGGGCTGCCGCGCTTGCAAGGTCAGTACCGACAGCGGCGGCGAACTTCAAGACGCTTTCCTGCATCGCCAAGATTTGCGGCTCGGCAAAGCCCAGCTTCGCAAGCTCCGTCTGCAAGTCCGTGACCTGCGATGCGGTGTACTGCGTCTTGCGGCCCAGTTCGATTGCGCTCTCAGTAAGCCGCCCCATATTGTCAACCGTCGTGCCGAGTATCGAGGCAAGGCGGGACTGCGCGGCCTCAAAGTTGGTTATTATCTTGACCGTCCCCGCCAGCATCTTGAACGCGGCAACAACAGCCGTCACCTTTGCGGCAACGCCCTTCATCATTTCGCCGAAAGACTTTGTCTTTTTCTCGGCGTTATCAATGCCACGGTTGAAGTCGTCGGATTTCAACCCCAGCTTAACCCATATATTGCCTAATAAACTCATTTTATCAACCCTTTAATTCGTTGTAATTCTTTCAACTGCCCTTCCGTTATCTTGACGATTTCGACGGGTTTGGCGGCCCTTATTTCCTCGTCCAGCGGCAAGGGATAGAAGCGCGTCGGGTCGGTTTCCCGATGCACGCCGCGACCAAAAACGGGCGCGTTCAAATAGACCGTGTGCGCGACAAACCTTGCCCTGCACCACTCGCCATATTGACGCTCCCGCTCCGCTTTTTGCAGCGCACGAAGTTCAACCCACCCCGTGCGCTCCGCATCGAGTTCGGATTTACCGCACCAGCCGATTAGCCAGTCCCGCGTGGATTCCCACGCCTCCACAAGCGAAACCGCTTCACGCTCGCTTTTTTTTTACCATTTTCGGGCTGCTCATTCATCAGTTCGTCGAGCGTCTTCCCCGTCCGCAGGAAAAGGAAGTCACGGATGAACTGCGCGAAGCGTTCCTTGCCCTCGCCATAGGCCCACGCCTCAAAGTCCGCAAGGGTCAACTCCCTGCCGACCTTGCGCCCTTCGTACTGCGCGATGTCGCGGGCGTTCAAATATGCCAAGTAAAGATGCTTGACATATAGCGACCATATCTCGCCGCCGTCCTCGCCATTGTGTACGGAAAGGTCGAGGCCGCGAATGGATGCGGCCTTATACATTGAGGGGGTGATAAGAATTTCCACCCCCTCGCCGTTTACCAAAATTTCCTGCCTCGGATTTACCATAGCTTACGCGGGGTAAACGAAGGAAGGTGCGCCCGTTCCCTGTATAGTGACCTGACGGGAAAGGATGCCGTTACGCTCGGCGGTCTGCGAAACTGCCGTGACGATGGCCTCGCCAGCCATACCTTCGGCGCGACCGTTGCCGCTGCCAAGCTCGCCGACGAAGATTTTGACCTTCGTGCCGTTGACCAGCGACTGCATCAGCGTTTTCTGCTGCTGGCTTGCGCTGTTGTCAAGGTTGAAGGTGGCCTGCACCGTCCAGTTCTTGTTACCGGGGATAAACTGGTCCCACTCGCTGGACTTGTCGCTTGCGTCGATTGCGTTGTTGTTGATGTCAACGCTGTTGGACTGCTCGCCAGCAATCCAAGTGTCCGTACCTTGACCGCTACCCGTGGTCAAATAGACACGATGTTTGTTGCCGCTTTTAACTGCCATTGTTGTATCGTTTTAGTTGTTATTTTTCCGTGAAACATTCGCTCTGTACTGAGTACGCCGACGGATGACGATAATATCAGCGTCGCCGACCTCGACGATTTCCGTACCGAGTTCCTTGTAAATATCGACGGCTTCAAAGTCGTTCATCGTGACCGTCTTTTGCCCGACAAGCGTTTCCTCTGCCGTATCGGAAAGGGATGCCGCTTCGCCGTAGCCGCCGATGCTGATTGCCTCGACTACGAAGCCAAGTTCGCGCACATCCTCGCCCTTGTCAATCGCGCCCGATTCCGTGAAGTCCGAAACCTCGACGCGGGGGAAGTCGTTGACCCCCGCCTTGACGGGAAGCTGGGCCGCTGCAAGTGCCGCGACCACCGCCTTGCGAAGCTGTGCTTCTGCTGATTTCGCTTGTGCCATAATCGTTTACTTTTTAGGCGTGAAACTTTCGACGGTCTTGTTGACCTTCCGCTGCATAAACTCGTCGATGCTGTTGCGGTACTGCTCGTATGCTGGCTTCAAGAAAGGGTGCGGCTGTGTGCCGTGTTCCTTGATGCTTTTGGCGATAGCCCAAGCCGCATCGCGGGCCAGCGATTCTTCGCTCTTTCCCGTGAACACGGCGGCGGCTTTCAGTGCGCTGTTCTTGCGCTTGCCCTTCTTTCGCACCCATTCGTAGATGCTGTCAACGGGCGGCATACCGCCAGCCTTGCGCCCGTACTCGACATATTCGGCGTAGTTGGCATAGAAACCAGCGTCCACCGTCCCGTCGGGCTGCGACACCGTGCGCCCGCTGTTCCGCAACAATCCCGTTGCGACGCTGCCGTTTGCTTTCAGCAGTTCCTTCGCCTTGGCGACGATACGCATACCATAGTCGCGCAGCCCCTCGGCGGCACTTCGGAGAACCTCGGCACGAAACCGCGCAAAGTTCACTTTCAAGTTCTGCAAGGAAGCAGGGTCTATGTACATACCTTCGCCGTTCATAGCGTCCTTCGTCTGCTGACAAACAAGCGCAGCGTCCTATCGCGCCCGCTTACATTTTCGCGGCTGTCAACCGACAGCATCTCGCCGTTCCAAATGATATGCGTGAACGCGACGGCGGTGTAGCGAAGCCTCACTTCGTAAGCCTCGACATTTGCGCTTTGGTAGAACTGCATCTTAACCATCCCCGACAGCATACGGACGGAAGCAGGGAACGGCCCATAAGTGACCGCCCCCTCGCCGCTTCCACTGCCGCTTCCCGAGCCGCTGCCGCTTCCGCGGGTCTGCCGTACCTTGCGAAGACACTGGATGCCGTACTCGTCCTCTACGGGGACGGTATCGACAAGCGTAATCGAATCGCGGTAGGCGCGGACGCTGATTTCGTGGTCCTCGTTAAACAACATAGCTGGCGGGAATGCGTTGATAGACTTTCAGTTCTTCCTCGGTGTTGCCGTCGAGGATAGCCACGGCAGCCTCCCAAATGTAGGCCAGCAGCCGCGACACATCGCTCGACAGCGGGGTGGTCTTGTATCTAATCGTGTAGGCCATTTTCTTCGGAAGGAACACGCGGTCGGCATACGCCGTGCAATGGGAAATAACATCCACTCCCGTGGACGCATCCTTTACCCAGTCGATGCTGCTGACCACGGGCTGCCACAGCCGCGCCACTTCCCCGATGCCGTCATCCTCGATGGTGCAAGGCAGCAGGGCGCGGTCGGCATATTCCTGCACGCGAAGCGTAGCCTGCTGCAAGATGTTCGTCAGCGTCGTGTCGTCAGCGTCGCCCACGACCTTCGCGTATTTCTTGAAGTCCGCAAGCGTTATGTTCGTGTTGTTTCCGATTTCGATGTACTTCATAGCGATTAGATAATTTCCCAGTAACCGAGGTCAACCATAGTGCGGGCAACTTCCGTCGGCTTGCTGTAAACCTCGCCAACGGCCAGCCCGTCGTGCGCTACGACCACACGGATGCGGCAGTAACGCGAATCACGCGCAGCAGGGGCGACCGCCTTGTTAGCATACGACGGTCGCTCTGCCTTGCGTTGCGATTGTGTGTTGCGGGCCATTCGCGTCAACGATTACTGACCAGCACCCGAGCCGCTGCCGCTGCCTTTGGTAAGGGCTGCAAGAGCCGTGGCGATGGAAGCCACATAGATAACGGCTTTCTTCTTGTTGGACGGCACGACCACCTGACCACGCCAGCGCAGATACAGCACATAGCTGTCAGTCTTCGGGATGCGCTCGACTTCGATTTCAAAGCCGAGTTTCTCATAGAGGTCGAACACGGCGGTGTCGGCAACGATAAGGCTGCCAGCCGTCATCTTGGAAGTCGTGACAACACGCTTGCCGAGGAAGCGATAGATGCCGCCGTTCTCATACTCAAACAGCAGACGACCGTTGGCGTCTTTCTGATTCTTGTAGATGGCGAAATCGCTGGGGTGCATATAGATGGTGTCGGCCACGAATGCACCGTTAGTGCCGAGGTCAATCTGCGCGTCGATAGCGTCGTTCAGTTCGATAAGGCCCGGTGCGGGGAACTTAGCGGCGCAACCAGCGGACGAAGCGGAGAAGGCGGTAGAGCCTTGGCCGATGATGCCGTAGATATGCTTCTGCGTGGTGCTGTTGGTGTCCGCACCGTCGCCGCTGAGGATAAGGGTATCGACCTTGTTACGGATGGCGGCGATAGCCTCTTCGCGTGCCCAATTGAGGAAATAGCTGAGGTCGGTTGCGGTTTCGCGGGTGAACGGCAGCTTTGCGCCCACCTTGGCAAGTCCGCGGGTTACCTCGGAAGCGGATGCGCCGTCTGCGCTACCGACTTCGCTACCCTCGCCGACATAGTCGGTGTTGTCCGTGAAAGAGCCTTCCAGCCAAAGGATTTTGCTCTTGTCCTGCGGCACATCCTTGCGGCGGATGCTGTTGAGGAAGACGAGCTTCTTCTGCGCGTCGGCATTGATTTCGGTGTCGCCCATCGTGCGAAGGATGGTTCCCGACACGCTGCCCGTGTCAAGTTTAACCTCCATCTTGCCGCTTACGCGCTTGCCGTCCATAATGTCTTCGACCATCTTCTTGAACTCGTCGCTCTTGATAGCGGCGCAGATGGCGTCGGCGGTGGACTGCTTCTTGGTTTCCGTTGCTTTCAAAGCCTCGTTCATAGCCTTGATGCTCTCGTCGAGGTTCTTGATGCTCTCATCATAGTTGGCGATGGTCTGCTTCATTTCCTCGATTGCGCCCTTGTCGGCCTTCGCCTCGGCGATTTGCTGCTCAAGGGCCGTTTTCTCGTCACGGATGGCATTCATCTCAGCCTTCATCGTGTCGAGCTGTTCCTGCAATTCTTTTGCTTCCATTTCGTTTGTTTTTGGTTGGTTAATAGTTTCGTCGCCCTTCCGTTCCGAAGATTCAAGCGTGGCCTTCGGGTTTGCGGCACGGCTGACAAGAGAAATTTCGTAGATATACAAGTCGGTAAGTATGCGGGACACCCCCGGCTCGTTTTCGGGGTACTCGGCCTTGCGCGTGGCATAGCCGATGGAGAACTCGTTAAGCGCACCGTCCTCGATAAGCGTGGCGGCATCGCGGCCCAGCGTCGTGTTGCTGATTACGGCCTTGAAAGCAAGGCCGCGCTCGTCTTCGTGCATCTCCGTGATAACGCCGATGATGTCGTCGAAGTTATGCTGCCAGCACAGCTTGACGCGGCTTGCATCCTCGCTGGCGAGAAAGTCCGCAAACGCTCCCGCCTTGATGATGTCGCCGTAGCTGTCGATGTTTCCGAAATATGCGCCGTAGCCCTCGATGTAGAGGTGCTTGTCGTCCCGCGATACCTTGACCTCGGGACAGACAAATGCTTTCTTTTCGATGGTTTGTTCCATAGTTCGTGCGCGTGCTTTGATACAAGTATAAAAAACGCGAGGCGTAAACCCCGCGTATTTTCTTTTAGTAGTCAGTATTTCCCGATTAATGCCCCTTTTTAGCCGATTTAAGCCGCTTTCTATATCTCGGTGATACCATTATCCTTCGGCAGATAAATCAGCGTGCAAGCGCAGTTTATGACCTCGCCAGCGGGCGCGCCGTAACGCTCGTCCATAGGCCGCTCCATCGGGTAGCCGCCTACCGTGAAAAGCTCCCCTTGACCAAGGGTTATGCCGTCAACCGCGGCGTGCGTTTCGCGGGTGTTGATACCGCTTATGCTCCAAGTCTTTTCGTAGGGAATCCCCAGCGCGTCGGCAGCACTCAGCCCCGCAAGGTTCATCGAGTTCATCGCCTCGGTCTGCGCGATTCTCCTGCATTGCCATTTCTTCACTTGGTCGAACTCCCACATCGTGCCGCGGTACAGCCGCTTCGTCAACTGCTCCACGCCCTCGGTGCTGTGCGCTTCATATATCTCGGCGATATGCTGGCGCAGCCACTTCGACACCGTGTCGCCCATCAGTACGATGCGCTCCCCAAGATGGGACTGCGCCCATTGTAGCAGCGTCCGCGTGAAAATGTCCGTCGTGTCGGCTTTCCTTTGCAGCATACGGTTCGCCACTTCGACCGCCCCCGTATGGCCGATGGTTAGGTACAAATCAGTCAGTAGAGGCAACATCCACGGCTCTTTGTACTCGATTTCATCGGCCCATAGGGACGGCGGCACGCGACGCTCGACAAGCGCATCCAGCGAAGCCTTGACGCTCTTTGTTCTTTTGCTTCGCATCTTGCGCTCGTAGGTCGCGGCCATTTGCAGGGCGTTCACCCTGCTGGCGGCTTGCCGCGCTCGCTGAACTGAGCTTATTTTCTTACGCTTCATTCTCGTTTATATCCGTGACGCTGGCCTCGTCGCCGAACATCGTGCCCAGCGGCAGCATCGGCTTGTCGTAGATGCCGTTGGGATTGTCCGCACCTTCCAGCCTATCGTAGCCGTATGCCTCGCGCAGTTCGTTCAAGCTGGCGTGCATCATTGTAAGGTTCGTCAGCACATCCTTCGGCCCGTCTTGCAGTACATCTATCAAGTCGGTATTTACGGCAAGGTGGTACTTCTTTTCCGCGTCGGTCAGCTTGAACGCCTTTGCGTTCCGCAGCAGATACTCCATAAAGTCCTCGCAGAACACGCGGACGCGGGGCAGGGCCGCGCTTTCGTACAATGCCTTTTTCGCCTCTTTCGCGTTCTCATACTTCGACTGGCCGTAGTACAAATCCATCGGGATGCCGTACACGAAGCAAAGGGCCGTGACGCTTTCCTTGCTGCTGTCGAGAATCGACAAGTCAACGGGGCTACTACCCAGTTCGTGCGTTTCGATAGGCTGACGGAAGAACTTCGTTTTGTTGACATTCTCCTTCGCATTGACTTCGCGCTCGACCTCGGCGGCAGCTTGCGGAACGACGAAGCCGTCCTTGTCCCTTGCGGGCGTGATAATCGCGTTCACGCCGCCGTTCTCGATTGCCGTGTTCAGCCGTTCCTTCCCTTTCTTCAGAAGCGCGATTTCATACGCAGCAGCAGCCAAGGGCGAAAAGCCGAAGTAGGTGTCATCGTCGAGGTTGTAGTTGAAGCTCTCAAAATACTGGTCATTCGGAATCGGGTCTTCGTTAGGGTCGCCCGTGATAGCCATACCGCGCACGGGGAAGTTAACGCCACCGTGTACGATTCCGACCTTCACGCCGCTGGGTATGTACAACCCCTTGACCTTGCCGCGGTCTTTGCCTACATCCCACCGCTCGACATAGGTAAACGCATCGCCGAATACATCGTAATTCGTACTCCACGCATAGAAGAAACGCGCCATCGTGAAGCGGTCATTCGGGTGGCGCAGTATGTCGAGAATCCAATGCTCTTCGACCTCGTCGTTGTTCTCGTCCAGCAGTTCGATATACTGGGCGCACTCGCCCACGGCCCTTGCTATGCGGTCGATGATTCCGAAAGCCGCGCTGCAAGTGCGGTAAGCGTCGTAGAGGTCGCGGCGTTCAAACGCCTTGAACTCGATTGTCCCAGCCATAAACCGCAGCAGCCGCCGCAGGTATTCGTTGGCCTCGTTG